CTTCCCTCATTGTGGCTAGGGCTATGGAAAGCCCACTTTCTATGGACAATTACGGCAATACAAACAATAATATATTTATAAATCAATTAGTTATTGATGGAGGAAATTATTATGACCAAAGAGAATATGTTGATACTAGAGATATATATGCTGAGAACCAAGTTACATATAACGACCCTGTGGCAAAGAGTCAAAAGGTTCTTCAGGAATCTATAGACAATCGCATAAGGGCAGAAGAACATTTAAAACAAATAAGAGGATATTAGTATGGGAGTAAAAGAATGGCTTGGAATAGGCTCACTCATAATTACATTATTAGGTTTTGCCATACTTCAAGGAAAGCTAATCGAAAGAATCAATGTATTAGAATCTCAACAATCAGTAGACATTAAACCTATCGTAGCGGATATAGCAATTAACAAAGCTGAAATAGCTGTTCTCAATGCAAAAGTAAATGAGATGAAAGCTAGATCAGATAACCCATTAGGACAATAATTATGGCAAGGAAAGCAGATAAAGAAAAAGAATCAAAGTTTATAGAATACTTTACAGATGGATCAACACAAGGTAATGCAACGCAAAGCTGCATAAAAGCTGGATGGAAAAAAGACACAAACCCAGCGCAAATGGGAGCTTATCTGCGTAAAAAACTTTGTACTGAAATAAGAGAAAGACAAGAAGACAGGATATCTGGAACTACAGGTAGAGCAATAACTGTTCTTCAAGATTTACTTTTGTCTGAACAAGACTCTGTAAGACTGAATACCGCTAAACTTATATTGGAGTTAGGTAACTTTAACCCACAAACCATTAATCTTAATTTAGACCAAATAGGCTCTAAAACAGATGAGGAGTTAATGTTGGAGTTAAAATCATTGATAAAAGATATGCCTTCAGTTTCTAAAATTATTTCTCAAAAAGATGTAGTAGAAGACCTGATCCCAGAGAAACCAAAAGAAGAAAAAATTACAGTTAATTAGATGATACCTAAGTATGCCAAGACCAATAAAAATGGATTCTCAGGCATGTATGGAAGTTAATTTTAAATAAAATCTTCTAATTTGCCTGTTTTTACCAGTATTGGAGTTTTTTCACCTACATAGGCAGAAGTTATATTAAACGAGATATAATCATAGGCATCTTCTTCTGTCATCTCATCTCTTGTCATTAATATTTTAGCGATCTTATCAATATCATAAACTAACTTTCGCTCAATAGATTCTTCAACACCTATTATGGCTTCATCAAACCCATTTATCTTTAATAACTCATCACCATTCATATTTTGTATCATGGTATAATCCTTTCTCTGGTTTTTTCTGTAGCTTTCTAACTTTAACTTCTGATTCTTTAAAGGAAACTGTTTCTGGCAATCTTTCAGACTCAGCAACTACTTTCTCAATAGCCTGTTCTTCACTCTCAGCACCCACTGATCCTGAATACGTAACTGTGGCCCTATAACAATAGTAATTCTTTTTCATGTATCACCTATCTTAGATAAAGCTGACATTTCAATGTCTTGTATAATTGTAGTCAAATTGTCGTGCATTTTTTTATATTTAGAAAAGTTATCAATATTAAGTAAATTGTTCCTGATCTCATCAGTAAAATTAAAAACTCCATCCGTACAATGCGGACACTTAGAAATACTATTTATGGTTGTAATAGTACCTACCCCATTACAGAATATACATTTAGGCTCACAGGCTTCAATGACTGCTAAATTAATTAACTTATTAAGAAAAGAATGTTCCAAAACTTTACTTTCTTTGTCCATATGCCTTAAAGCAATTTCCGACACAAAAGCATTCCTATAAGTATCTGCTGAAACAAACTTCATCAATAAAAAATTATACTCTTCTTTGGTTAGGCTTGAATAAGAAAGAACCATGTTTATGTCTTCTGGAGTAATAGAATCATTACTACCAGTAGTCTTCTCAAGACTTTGTGTTTTAGGAACAAGCAAAGATAGTAGTTCTTTATTCATCTTTATGGTCCTCATAGAACTGCAAAAGCTCAAGTTCTGTGCCGTACAGCTTCGTCCAGGCTTTGCTGCCCATGCCATGTATTCCATACTTTGGCGACATATGATGGTAATAGCAGAGCGGAAGAACTTTCGAGTGATCTCTTTGTGATAAGCCCAAGCCTTCTTTAATGTGGTGGATCTGGGGAGGAGTAATAACATCAAAATCTATCTTCCTACACACAACACACCCCCATCTTGCTTTTCTGTCCATGTCTAACTTCTGTTCTTTGTTTGGTCTTTTCTTAGCCATTACAATAAACTTACCTGCTTATCATCATTTTCTTCTTTACTAAACCTAAAGTCTACTAACTTATACTCTTTATGAGGAGGAAACTTAGACCTGTTAGCCTTGTTTTTGTTATTCCTTAAAGCATGTTTAAGCGATTCTGGGTCTACTTCCATTACAATTTTGTTTCCGTATACTACAGCTAAACCTCCGCTTTGAACTCCTTTTACACAGTCATAATCTCTTACTGACAACAATCCGTTGTAATTTTTTTTGACTTTAACTTTGTGCATAATATCTCCTAACCTGTTAGTTTTTTTACATATACTAGTTCGCTATCATGGTTTATATTTTCCTCAGTTAACTCGCAGTTATATATGGGATTAGCGTTTTGGCTATCAACTATCCACCTGGCTTCTTCCTCATCATCAGCAACAACCACCCACTTACATTTAGTTGTTTCTTCGGTTATTGTTGTAACTTCCCATTTAATAATTTTTCCCCCCATCATCTTTCCTCTATGTTTTGTTATATACTTTCTTTTCAAAATACTCTTGATTGCTTTTTTCAAAAGAATCTGTTTTCCACTTCTCAAACTTCATTTTATACGAGTTTCTTTTAATTAAAGCCACATCTCTTTTTTGTTGAGCTTCTATTAGCTGCGCTTGAATCTCGGCTAAATTGTTATGTGAGTTAGCCAAAGCCTTGTCTTTAGCCACCGAACCTGTTGATTCAGAATGACCTAAATTTAAGTCTTTTTGTTTCTGGAGAAAAATCTCGCAACGACTAACTTCCATGCTGTAATTAGCATGTTCTAAGCCATATTTAGTATACTCTCCTATAACCTTTTCTGCTTGTTCAGAAGTTAATGTTTCAGTCATTTTTTTTCTCCTCATCAAGTTCTTGTAAGATTTTGGCAATAACAAAGACATCAGGATTGCCATAATTATTTTCAGAAATTATTTTTTTCCGATTTCCATTTTCATCAATTTTATCTTCTTGTCTATCTTCGCTTATAGGGTCATAAACAGTAGCTTCTGTAGACCATGCTAGACAATAAGAACTTCCTGTATCAGGGTCATTCTCTCCATCCAGTCTATCTAAATATATTTCTTGAAAATCTAGAGAACGTATTATTCTTTTAGCTTTATCTATATATTTTGATTTATTTTCAACCATAAACTTATATTCATGATCTGATATATCGGTTAATCGATTATATATTTTAAACAATCTTTTCATTTCTTATTTCCTAGCACTTTTTGTACTCCTATATTTTTTAATTTCTCTAAACCTGTATCTCTTTGATAAAGAAACACAAACTTATCCTCTATTTTTCTGACCGCTTCAGAAGTCATTTTACCTATATTGCTTCCTCCTAGCTGAGAATATATTTTCCTAGCTAAAAGATCACTAGACTCTTTTCTTTGTACCATTTGGGTGAATAGAACTCTGATTTTATCCTCAGTTTGAAGCCATTGTGTAATGTGGGAAACCTGCGGCATCCAATGAGAATCATCCCCAGCATACTGTGTGTGCATGGAAAACGCCCACTTACCCATCCCTAAAGTCACAGAAGGGTTACATAAAGCAATCATAAACATCTCTGATTGAGCCTGGTTATAAGGCCTTTGTTTGGGGTAGTAAGAATTTACATATGCTAAAAATTCAATAATTTCTTTTTTGTTCAAAACAACACCCCAGATCCAAAGAGTAGACAGAGGAGTCTTGGAGGACTGTTATGATAATCTCTGCCTACCATTGGTGTATAATGTTTGTTATTCATGATTGTCCTCCATTATTGTATATACAATTAGTTTTATTAACTTATACATACAAAGACACATTAATTGTATTTATTAATTATATATACAATTATATCTAATATATAACTACAATCATTGTTTGTAAAGAATATTATAAGCTAATTTATTATATTTAATATTATTAAATAGTTTTGACAAACCATTAAAATTAGTTTAATATTTTAATTAATTAATGGAGGACTACTTATGAGCAATATATACAAACTAGGTCACGTTGACCTACACTATAACGATGATGATCATTCATACTATGTGGATGAAAAACGAGTTCCTGGTGTAACTACTATAACCCACCTATGTGACAAGCCACAATTAGCTTATTGGCTTAAAACAACCCCTTTAAAGGCTTTACACGACAAGGTAGAGCAATGTCTGGCTACAAGCGACCCTATCGATGGGTTAAAACTTAAGAATATGTACGATGATTCTTTAAAAGCTTGTGACTATGTTAGAGATCAGGCAGGTGATATTGGAACTATTGTGCATGATTTGTTTGAAAAAATCGTGCAAAACAAACCCTATATACCGCCTACAGATGAGAAGGTTCTTAGTTCTCTTAACCATTTAATGTTGTGGTATAAATCACAAAAGGTTGTTGTCGAGGTTCAAGAGAAAAAACTTTATTCAAAAAAATACGGCTATGCTGGTACTTTGGATTTAATTTGCACTATGAACGGCAAGAAAACTAAATATTTATTGGACTTAAAAACTAGTAATTACATTACAGAAGACATGATGTATCAGCTACATGCTTATAGACAGGCTTACCTGGAAGAAACTGGAGAGAAAATTAACAAACTAGGCATCATTAAAGCTCCTAAAACTTCAGACAAATCAATGGAGATTATGATTGTTAACTATTCTCCTCAATACTTGAAGGGGTTTTTAGGACTTTTAGAGCAGCATAGGTGTAAATCAATCTTTAAATTAGACAATAAAAATGTCGAAAAAGAAGGTAGAAGACTGATTGTTAACAAAACAATACAAGATAAATGGAATAAAAAAATAAAATGAGAACTTATAACGAGGTTTTTTTTACTTTAACTGAAGAAGTTCAGGCAAACAAAGAAATTACCAGTGAGGAAGCTATAAAAATGTTTAGAAAGCAATGCTTAATGAGTAAAACTGAAGCAGAAGCACACGTTTATAGTTTAGATTTAACAAGCGAAGGGGAATAAATATGGATCTTTGGAGTTTAATTGAAATAGAAAAGGTTCTTCAAAACAAGACGCTTAAAGAGTTTAAGTCTTGGCTTGATAATGAGTTTAAGAAAGAAGAAAAGAAAATGGCAGAGTTTCAAAAGGAGGAACGTATATGAAATTAACAGCAAAAGAACACAGGAAAATAGCTCAGAGTTATTTTGATAATGGCAACCTAGACAGTTCCCACATCAAATTTTCTACTGCCAAGAAAGTAGGTGATTGGATTTTTATTAAAGAAGACCAAGAAGTATTACTTTATTTTTTAAAAAACACATATTGTGAAGCGGAAACAGGATGGGATTCTAAGAGTTTTGACTGGTCACAAAAAAACCTTAACAAGTTAGTTCACGAATATGTTAAAAAGACATCTTCTAATGCAGAATATATGGAATATTTGGGTTACGAGTTTTGCTTGGTTTCTAACCAAAAAGAAGATATTCCTATATCAAAACACAAACATGGTTATGATGATTACCCTTATAATTCAGAAAATGGTTATGTTGTTGTAATTCCATTTAAAAAAGAGCATTTATTATTAGTTAAGAATTTTCTAATTACTTATCAAAAATGGTGCATAGAGTGTGTAGGGCCAACAGCTTTAGGCAAGGATGACTACAAATTACATAGAAAGGCTATGGATTATTACCATGACTTGATAGATTTGAAGATTTTTACTGATACTAGAGAGTACGAAATTGATTGGAAGCTTTTTCATTTAGAGGACTTGATAGGTCAAAAAAAGTTTGCATGGAGAAGTTTTGATGAAAAATTAACCAATCATTTTCCTAAAATTAAAGACTTTGATAATTTTTTTGAGGTAAAAAATGACTGACATTGTGAACTACCCACCTCATTACACTCAAGGAACGATAGAAGTTTGTGATTTTATTCTGGATCAAAAACTAAACTATCTTGAGGGCAATATAGTGAAGTACATATGTAGGAAAACCAAAGACAACCATATACCAGGTAAGCGCCTAGAAGACCTAAATAAGGCTTCATGGTACTTAAAAAAACTAATTCAACAACACAAAGAGGACCAAAAAAATGACTGAAGACAAGGTAACTAACATAACAAAGGAATCAGAAATTAAATACATTGAAAGCAAAGATTGCCGAAATATTATTTCTGAAATAGGCGAAGAGATATACGCACCATATAACATAATCAAAGGACTGAGAAGTGCTAGAGAGGAATTATATAAAGCTATTGAGTGTATCGAAGTAAAAATTGATGAAGCTTACAAATCACTTCCAAAAAATTTAGGAGAAAAAAATGACTGAAAATATTATTAAAAAAACAATACACATACCACCAAACTTTAGGGTTTACCCAGAACTATGTGGAATGTTACATGAAGCAACTGAGAGAGAAAGACAGCGCATGTCACAGGATCAAAAATATGCTGGACGGCAAGTTTATGCTCCGCCAATTGCATCTTCTCTTTGGAAGTTTGATGAAGGTAAAAAAGTTTGGCAGAAGACAACCATGTTTGCTAACCAAGACAGAAACGATGCTAGTAAATATTATTTCACGATAGAAATAAAATTGTGTCAAACACAACCACAAGAAGCTATAGATCAGGAGCAAAGAAGAAAGGAAAATGCTGCTAAATTTAGCGGAAATAAACCAAACAACTATAACAATAGTAATAATCAATCAAGCAACACTTATGATGCTAAACAAGATCAAAGCGTTTTTGGTCAAAAAGAGGTAGAGCAGAAACAAACACCTCCAACCTTTGATGACCTTGACTTTTAATATGGAGAATAAATTGAGCAAATATCAAGAAATGAAATCAGAACTCGACTCTTTAAAAAAGCAGAGCAATGCCCACATATCTATGGCAAAATCTGTACGAGAAGAGAACTGGAAGCTCACTAAATCTTATTTAACCAAACACCCAAGCATCAGCAAGGAAAATGTTTGTGTTGAAACAGGATGTGTTTTACATGAAATAAGAGAGAACTACCTAGAGGATTACCAGGCTTGTAAAAATTACAACACATGGTTAAACAAAAGAAGTTCTCTCAAGCATCACAAAAGCATGTCTGGGATTTACTGGGCAGACCCAAAGATAGACAGAGGACATATTGATAGACAACTACAAGAATATCTTGCTTCAGGCGAGGTCTAACCATCCTGTGTGGATAGGGTGTAGCAATAAGTAAGAAGTAAAATTTTTACTTATTGCTTTTTAAGAATAAAATAAGGGGAATTAATGAAATTTTTTGAAAACAAGACAGAGATAGAGTCAAATGTTCCAGTTTCTAGTCGCAGCAAATATGATAGATATATTAAGATGATGCTAGATATGAAGGAAGGGGAATCTTTTTTGGTTTATGACTTTCGGATTGTGGATGCTATACGAGGTTTTGGGTGGAGAAAAGGTTTAAAGATTACTTTCAGAACGATAGCAAAAGAAAAATACAGGATCTGGAAATCTACTCCAAACAATAAGTCTACAAAAGATGTTAATACGGAACTGAAGTTTAGTCCGTTTATAAAGCCTTATACAAAAAATTTATCAGATCAAGAATTGAAAGTTCTTTTTTTACATTACCAAAAAGTAATTGATGATATAAACTTAACTACCTTTAATGATTGTGTTTGGTTTTTTGCTATCAAGGAAGAAAAAAACAAAAGGAAGAGCGGAGTAGTCAGTGAAATTTAATTTACATAGCAACCTGGAGCTTGGTAAGGGCGACAGGCCAAGACCAATTAAAGATAAGCAGCGCTTTAATCGTAATTTTGATGAAATCTTCCGTAAGCAGCCAAGTAAAGAAAAAAGAGATAAGCCAAGCAAAGAAAAAAGTTAAGCCAGGTCTAGCCAAACAAAGAAAAAATCTTAAATCAAGCCAAGCCAGATCCAACAAAAAAATATTTTAATCAAAATTTCTGAATATTAAAAGATAACACATTTTAGTTATATTATGATAATTTTATTTAGAAATGCTATAATAACATTTTAAAACACAAAATCTTGGAGGATTATCATTATGTTTTACAACGAAGACAAAGAAACAATTAAATATATCTATATAGACGATTGGTTTGCAAATTGGGTATTTGAAGATGATATTAGAGATAGAGGTATAGACCTAAGTAGAAACCTTAAATTAGAGGCATTAGAAAATCTAGGAGATTGGTTGCCAATATCTTATATAACTAATTGGAAAGAAATAAAATCTTTCTTAAATAAAGTAAGTGTTGAATCAATTAAAAAAGAAAGAGTAAATTCTACACTAACCAGTCAATGGTGGGCAGAGATAAAAAAAAATCAATTACTCGGTGATTACTTTGAATCTCAAGGAGAAATTGATTGGCAAGGTGGATGTCAAAGCACTTTTGGTCAATACACTTTCGAACTAGAGTACGAATCTAATAAGGAGCAAAGAAAATGAAGATAGCAATAAACACATGGGAAGAAAATATCTATGAGATACCTGATGAAAAACTTGATGATGAATTTCTCAAAGAGATAAAGACATATGGTGGTTGTGATGAGGATATAGCTATGTACTTTATGGAACATGGTAAGCAAATAGATTGTGATAGTGGCTACACAGATGAAGAGCCATATAAAGTTATAAAAGAGGAGGAAGACAAATGAGTGAAGTGTATAGAGTAGGAGTAAATTTTGAAGAGGGTTTTTCAGTAAAAGTAAAAGCCAATAGCAAAGAACAAGCAAAACAAAAAGTGTTTGATATGGTAGATGAGTATGGAGCTTGTGTTATAAGTGATGAAGTACCGAAGTACCATGATAGAAAAGTCCACCATAGAGATTGGACAGTATATGTAGAGGAGGACTTATGAAAACAATTAAAGAAATCGGAATAGAAAAAGCATATTGGCATGACCTTAATTGGTT